AGTCGTCAAGACACGACTGAAACACTACGCCAAATTAAAGCGCACAACGACACATGGCGAGCAATTTGTGGGGGTGAGAATGGAACTACACATTAACGGCATCATGGTGTTTAACGCGTTGGTATCTATTGCGGTATTTTTTATCGGGCTTTGGTTTAAGCGCTTAGACAGTGAATTTAAACAGCTGCATGACGAGGTCGACCAGGTGAAACGGGATTATCTCTCGAAAGAAGTTTCTAACATCGTCAATGAGAACGTGATGGAAAAATTAGATGCTATCACTAAACAACTTAACTCAATCACCGAAAAACTCGACAGAAAGGCGGATAAATAATGTCGGCAAGAGAACAAAAACGGTTGGAACAGAAAGCCGAACAAGCCAAAACCAACCAAAAGTTAGACCAAATTTTAGATTTAACCCGTGAAGTTAGTCGCAAAATCGACAAGCTGGACGACCGCGTGGACGATATTGACGCACGTTTAAAAATGTTGGAAACCCGCATGGATAAATTGGGCATTAAGTCCGTGATGGCTGGCGGTTTAGGTGGTTTGGTTGTGTCGGTTGGCTTTGAGCTAATCAAAGCAAAATTCGGGGGCTGATGATGGCACACGATGAAAAAACTAAGGCGTATGTGCGCCGTTACTATGTGTTTGATTGTCTGACGCTTGAACAAGCGGCTGAAAAAGCCAAAGTGTCCTACAACACGGCACGCCGCTGGAAGAAAGAGGCGGAAGCACGTGGCGACAATTGGGACACGGTGCGTGATGCGAACACCATGGCAAGTGGCAAAGTAGAAGACGTGGCGCGCGGTATGCTCACCACGTTTGTCATCTATTTTGAGAAAACCATGGAAGAGCTACGCCACGCCGAAGAGTTGCCGGTGAGTGAAAAGGCGAAGTTGATTCAGGGCTTGGGTGATAGCTACTCGAAAATGGTGGCAAGCAGTAAGCGGTTATTGCCGGAAGTGTCGGAACTGGCGACGGCAATAAAAACCATCACGATGTTTGGTGATTATGTGCAGGCGAATAAACCTGAGCTGATTAATGAGTTTGCGGACTTGTTGGATGGGTTTGGGAAAGCCTTAGATAAGGAATTTAAAGCATGAAACTATTAATTTTTCAGTTGCCATCACTTGCAGCCATTATTTGTGCATTCTTATTGTTAAGCCAAGGTATTAGTGGTTGGGGATGGTTTTTATTTATTGCTTTTTGCTAGAGTAACTTATGAAAAGTAAAGAATTGTTAGCGGAATTAAAAGCCTATTCGGATAGCCTACGGCAAAAAGTCGAGGCGCAGTTTGAGGGCTGGGATGATTCCCTTTCGGCTATCAGCGAACGACGCAAGAAGGTGTTAGATCCTGTTACAGGCTATGACTTTTTTGTGTCGAATTATTTTCCACATTATGTGCGTTCGGCATCACGTTCGGATTTGCACAATTATTTGTTTGCCGAACTCCCTGCCGTATTACAAGCGCCTAAACCTATCAATATGGCAACTGCTGCGCCACGTGGTGAGGCTAAATCCACTTTGGTGTCGCAGTTGTTTACGCTTTATTGCTTGGTGACACAGCAAAAACGCTATGCACTGATCGTCATGGATAGTATCGACCAAGCCTATCCAATGCTGGAAGCGATCAAAGTGGAATTGGAATTTAACCAACGCCTACGTATTGACTTTCCGGAGGTGGCAGGACAAGGGCGCGTATGGCAAGCGGCGACCATTATCACTAAGGCTAATCAGAAAGTTCAGGTGGCGGGTTCCGGCAAGAAATTACGTGGTTTGCGCCATGGGGCTTATCGTCCTGATCTTGTGGTGTTGGACGATATTGAGAATGATGAACAAGTCCGCAGTGCAGAACAGCGTGATAAGTTGCACGACTGGTTGAAAAAGACCGTGCTCCCATTGGGCGCAGCAGGCGATAAATTGGACGTGGTGTATATCGGAACTATCTTGCATTACGACAGCGTATTGAACCGCACTTTGAGCTCCAAAGCATGGAAAACCGCCAAATTTAAAGCTTTAAAGAAAATGCCCGACGACATGGCGTTGTGGGACAAGTGGGAGGATTTTTTCTTAAATGAGGGCGAGGCGGTTGCAGACGCTTTTTATCAGGCTAATCAAGCTGCAATGGATAAAGGGTCAGAAGTGAGTTGGGCTGCGCGTCCGTTACTTACGCTCATGAAAATCCGTGCTCGTGATGGCCATGCGACTTTTGATTCTGAATATCAAAATGACCCGTTGAGCAGTGATGACGCCATCTTTGCCAATGCCATTAAATACTGGACGGAACTGCCGTCCGATTTGATTTATTTCGGTGCGGTTGACCCATCACTCGGTAAAGCTGGTGCAAGTCGAGACCCATCAGCGATTTTAGTGGGTGGTTATCAGCGTGCCACAGGTAAATTGTATGTGGTTGAAGCAGCAATAAAAAAACGATTACCGGATTTAATCATCGAGGACACTATTCGACTGCATATTCAGTATAACTTCCTTAAATACGGTGGCGAATCTGTTCAATTCCAGGAGTTTTTGAATTCTGAAATTGTAAAACGTTCAGCGCAACGAGGTCACCCAGTCCCGGTTGTGCCAATAAAGCCGAACACAGACAAAATGTTAAGAATCGAAAGCTTACAGCCACATATGGCAAATGGACTGATTTTATTGCACCCGTCACAGACGACTTTAATAGCTCAACTACGGCATTTCCCAAAAGCCGATCATGATGATGGCCCAGACGCACTTGAAATGTTGTGGAGTCTAGCAAGGAAGTATTCCGCCCCGATTGAGTGGATAGGCTTAAACGATGAAGACTTGGGGCATGATGAATTTGAAGCGGAAGATGACTTATATAGCATTTGGCGAGGTTAAACATGAAATTTTGGGAAAAATTTAAGATATTGATGGGGGCGAAAACCGAGCCAACCCAAACCGATGAAGCAATGGTAACGGCTAATGGGCGCGTTTTATCCGATCACCCAAGCAACCGCATCACCCCGTCAAAACTGAAAAGTATTTTAGAAGACGCGGAAAACGGCGACATTACAGCACAGCACGAATTGTTTATGGACATCGAAGAACAAGACAGTGCCATCGGAGCGAATATTCAGACGCGCAAACGGGCGATTTTGACGCTGGATTGGCGCATTGCTGAACCGCGTAATGCAACACCGGCGGAAGAAAAACTGCAAACCGAAATTGACGAACTATTTTATCAATATCCGAACTTTGAAAACTTGCTGATGGATATGATGGACGCGGTAGGTCACGGTTTTTCTGCGTTGGAAATCGAATGGAAACTTGAGGGCGGTAAGTACATTCCGAATAACTTTATCGCCCGCCCGCAGTCATGGTTCAAACTAGATAAAAATGACAATCTCTTGTTAAAAACCCCGAAAAATGCCATGGGTGAACCTTTGCGTCCGTTCGGCTGGGTGGTGCATTCGCACAAATCCCGTTCCGTGCAACTAGCGCGCATGGGGTTATTCCGTACACTGGCTTGGCTTTATATGTTTAAGCATTATTCTGTGCGGGATTTTGCCGAATTTTTAGAGCTTTACGGCATGCCGATTCGTATTGGTAAATATGGCGCAGGTGCAACCAACGAGGAAAAACGCACGCTATTACGCGCCCTTGCGCAAATCGGACATAACGCCGCAGGGATTATGCCTGATTCTATGACTATCGAATTGCATAATGCGGCAAATACTGGTGCTGGGTCGGCAAATAACCCTTTCTTGCAAATGGTGGACTGGTGCGAAAAATCCATTGCCCGCCTGATTTTGGGGCAAACGCTCACATCAGGTGCAGACGGTAAAAGCTCAACTAATGCCTTGGGCAACGTGCATAATGAAGTGCGCCGTGATTTGTTGGTGTCAGACGCAAAACAAGTGGCACAGACCATCACACAGCAAATCATCCTGCCTTATTTGCAGATTAACGTTGATCCGAATATTGCATTACATCGAGTGCCCTATTTTGAGTTTGACACCAAGAAATACGATGATTTAAGCACTTTTGCTGATGCCATCCCTAAACTTGTGAGCATTGGCGTGCAAATCCCCGAAAAATGGACGCGCGATAAGCTCGGTATTCCGGAAGCGCAAGACGGTGAAGTGGTTTTAAAAGCCGTTCAAAGCGATGTTAATCCCGATTTAAAAACACCGGGGAAATCTACCGCACTTTCAGCCCACGTGGTGGGTTGTCAGTGTGCCGGTTGTTCGGGTAAAGGTGCGCACGTGGCGTTGTCGGCAGTCAACAAGGGCGAAACGGAACAGGATTTGTTGGATAACAGTTTAAACGAGGCGTTAAATGTGATTGACTTTAACCGCCAATTAGACCCAGTGGTGCGTCAATTAGCAGTCATATTAACCGCATGCAACTCCTATGAAGATGCAAGTGATAAATTAGCCGAAATTTACCCGGATTTAAATAACGCAGAACATCAACGTTATTTGACACAAGCCGTCTTTTTGTCCGAATTGTTGGGAGTCAGCAATGCCAAGCGTTAATTTCGTTTTGGGATTAGAACCGAAAAAAGCCATTGAGTTTTTAAGGGATAAAAAGGCCATATTAGGGCATTTTGATGAAGATGCTTTAATGGATAGCGCTCGAGTAAAAGCAACGCGTATCGCCAATTTATCCAGCCTTGAGATGAGTAAAGACATCTACCAGTCTTTAGTTGATGCACAGGCACAAGGCTTACCTTTTAGCGAGTGGAAAAAAGGAATTTTTGAACATTTTAAGAAAAAAGGATGGATTGCCGGGTATGACAAAGAATATTTGCTTGCAGATCCGAAAACCGGTGAATATTTTGGCTCACCACGTCGATTAGAGACGATTTATCGCACCAACATGCAATCTGCCTATTCTTCTCAGCGCTATGCCGAAATGAGAGATAACGCAGATAATCGACCTTATTGGCAATATTCGGCAGTAAATGATGATCGCACCCGCCCAAGTCATTCTGCTATGCACGGTTTGGTTTATCGCTATGATGATCCATTTTGGGCGACATTTTACCCACCCAACGGATTTAATTGTCGATGTTCGGTCATTGCATTAGCCGAGCGTGACATTAACCGCCGCAATCTGGTCGTTGGGGATAGCACAGATCGTTTGATTGATTACGACCGAAAAATCAATGCCACCACAACGGAAAAAACGACCGCATTTAAATTGTCAGATGATAAATGGATTATTACGGATAGAGGCTTTGATTACAATGTCGGACGAACCGTATATAAACCTAATTTATCGCTTTATCCTGAATCATTAGCACACCAATTTGCTAAACGTGAAATGGGCGGCGAGTGCTTTAAATTTGATTTTAAACAGTTCGAAAAAGAATTCTCGCCTTATGTTGATGATTATAAAAAGCTAAAAGGCAAAAATGAGCGTGAGGCATTTTTAAACCCGATTCGAGAACGGTTTAAAATGGACTATAAATTTATTGCTGGTGTGTTAAACGAAGATACCAAGCGGCAAATTAAAACTGATTTATCCACAGTTTGGCTTTCGGATGACTCATTAATTAAACAAATTGCAAATCGTTACGGGCAAGATTTTGATTTTGATGACTATGCGCGGTTGCCGGACGTGTTATATAGCCCTGACAAAATAGAGCAAGACGGTAAAAATACGTTTAAATTTTACAAAGAAGTGGATTCACGGCGATTGATAGCTGTCATTAAAGTGCTTAATGGTAGCAATGAGATTTACTTGACATCGCAACACTTAGCAAGTGATCGACAATGGCGAAAAGCGTTTAAATAGATATGTCGCCCGGTGGGACTCGAACACCCCCACACATCAATCCCTGCTCCAATAGCATTCGTTCGCAGTTTTCGAGATTCGCTGCTACGGGCGACTAGAGGCACTATAACATGATAGAAGTAAAAATCAACAACGAAAAAGAACTTATCCACGCATTATCACAATTAGCGCAACATGTGAAATATAATGCGCCGCTTATGCGTACGATAGCTGGTACAATGCAATCTGCAGTTGACCAAAACTTTGAAGCCGGTGGGCGTCCTGCTTGGCTTGGTGTGAAAAGTCGCCCTGACGGAAAACCATTGATTGATAGCGGTGCATTAAGAAATAGCATCCATTCCAGTTGGGATAACAACGAAGCGCAGGTTGGGACAAACCTAAAATATGCGGCTATCCATCAATTCGGCGGAAAAACCAGTCCGCATAAAATCAAACCGGTCACTAAAAAAGCCTTGGCATTCGGAGGAATTGTCAGAAAATCAGTAGATCACCCAGGAAGTGATATTCCTGCCCGCCCATTCTTGGTTTTAACACCACAAGACGAGGAGGATATTTTAGAGGATGTGCAAGCCTATTTTCGGAGTGTAGTTAAATAAAACATAAAACCGCCCTAAATCGTGCGTATTTGCATTTTTATGATTGTAGGGGTGATTTATCGAATTAAATTTTTTAAAACGATTTAAAAGGATTTAAAAAGGTTTTAAAAATAGTTTAAGATTAAATGCAACATCCAATTTCATTTTTTCAAAAATTCTAACCTAGAGGGGAGTGAGGAAGTCACTCCCCTCTTTTCATTTTTTCCAATCCGTTATTCTGTTATCCGCTATTAAAGAACGAGGATAACAAACGATGCACATTAAGCCGATTGCGTTAAGTTTCGCGCTTAACAAAAAAACAAATGGGCGTATTCAGTTGTTCCCCTTTGGTCGTTTTTATTCGCAAGATGGACGCACCGAAGGTGCAGGAGGCTGGTATGTAGATGACACTAACGGCTACGCTTTGGCTGAAGATATTAATCAGCTAAAAATTAAGCTCATGATCGACTACGAACATCAAACCCTATTTATTGAGAAAAACGGCAAACCTAACCCTGCCGCAGGTTGGATGGAAACGGCGGAGTATATTTCCGGTGAAGGCATTTTTGTCGATGTAGATTGGACAAAAAAAGCCCATCAACAAATTCGAGACGGGGAATATCGTTACATTTCGCCTCTGTTTTTGACTGAGCCGGACGGCAAGGTAACGAAAGTGCTGAATGCAGCATTAACCAATCGCCCTGCTTGTCATGACTTGGCGGAAGCTGTCGCCTTCTCATCCCAATTTAATCAACATCAACACAAAAAGGACAATTCCATGCTGGAGTTATTACGCCAATTATTCGGCACGCCGGAAGCGACCGAAGACGAAATGAAACAAAAACTGACCGCACTTTCTGCGGCTAAGGGCGACAGCCCGGTGGCACTCAGTGATGTGTACGGTAAGTTAAAAGAAAAAGACGGTGAAGTCGTCGCTTTAACTGCGAAAGTCGGCGCAGAGCCTGATCCGAGCAAATATGTGCCGTTATCGGCAATGAAAGATGTGCAAGACAAACTAAACGCGTTAAGCGCGCAAGTGCATGGCGATAAAGTCAATGACTTGATTCAAACGGCATTATCTGACGGGCGTTTATTGCCATCACAAAAAGAATGGGCGGAAAAATTAGGTAAATCCGACATTACGGCCCTTTCTGATTATTTAACTGTTGCAACGCCAAATCAAGCTTTAGCAGGCGGTCATCAAGCGAACGAAGACCCGAATAAAGGCAATGTGGTGGCATTAACCGCAGAACAACAAGCCGTAGCCAAAATGCTTGGCATGACAGATGCGGATTACATTAAAAAATATCAGTCTCAGGAGGCTAAATAATGTCAATCAATAAAGCACAGGTGTTAAACCACATCACAGAAGCCTTTCGTAAAGAATTTATCAAAGGCTTAGAAAACCACCCTACTCAGTGGGCAAAAATCGCTATGGAAATTCCTTCCACAACGAAAACCAATACTTACGGATTTTTAGGTAAATTCCCGAAAATGCGTGAATGGGTTGGCCAACGTCAAATTCAAAGTATGCAAGCGCAAGGTACAAGCATTACTAACAAAAAATTTGAATCAACCGTCGGCATTCCGCGCGAAGACATTGAAGATGATCAGGTCGGTCTATATGCGCCAATGATGCAATTAGCGGGTCAATCTGCCGCCGAATTACCTGATGACGAAGTATTCAGCTTGTTGAAAAAAGGTAAATCTACGCTGTGTTATGACGGTCAGAACTTCTTTGACACAGATCACCCGGTGTTTGAGAAAGTGGACGGCACAGGCAACAGTACCACTCAAGTGAACTTAACAGTGGGGACAGATAACGATTCGCCAACGTTCTATATCGTGGATGCCCGTTTGCCGATTAAACCGTTAATCTGGCAAAAACGCACCGCACCGGAAATTGAGCCGAAGTTTGACCCGGCAAAATCCGAACACGTCTTCATGGAAGATGAATACTTATGGGGTGTGCGTGCCCGTGGTGCGGCTGGTTTCGGTTTTTGGCAATTAATCCACCGTGTGGAAAAAACCAAATTAACCAAAGAAAACGTGCAAAAAGTCATCCAAACCATGAAAGGCTTGAAAGGTGACGGTGGCAAAGCATTAAACATTCAGCCGAATTTAATTTTGGTTCCGACCAACCTTGAGTATGCGGCAAAAGAATTGTTTAAAACTAAACAAATCAACGGCACAACCAACATCCTCGAAAGTGAATTGGAGGTGCTCGCCTCTCCATTCATTAACGAATAACCAAACGGGCGGGAAACCGCCCTAGGAGTTAATTATGGCTAAGAAAAACCAAAAAGACGAAGTAGCGCAAGACGTGCAAACAGCACCGGATGAACAGGCGCAAACCCAAGTCGAAACCGGTGAGGATAACGCTGAAAGTGCGCCCAAAAGTGCGGTAGAAAAACACGATGAATCAGGCGACAAAGAAGGGCAAGTGATTGTGCCTATCGGTTATTCGGTGAAATTGCGTGAAATCCATCCGCAAGCAACGTATGGGCGTTGCGGTTATCGCTTTAACAAAACCGATGCGGTTTACATCGCAGCGGATGACTTAACGGCTGAACAAACTTTAACGCTTGCGGAAGACCCTTGGTTAGAGCTGATTCCGGTGTGTGAGGATTAAACCATGTATGCAACGGTAAAAGATTTTGTTTTACGCATTGGCGAGTTTCAGACAATCCAGCTGACTGACCGTGACCGCGAAGGCGTGGTGAATGAAAGCGTGCTGACCATTGCGCTATCTGACAGCACAAGCCAAATCGACGGTTATTTAAGTGCGCGTTATCGCTTACCGTTGCCGACAATCCCGCAAAACTTAACCCGTATTTGTTGTGATCTTACCCGCTATCGTTTGGCGAGTATGTCTGAGGTAACGATTACTGACGAAATTATCACGCGCTATAAATTGAGTTTAAAAGAGCTTGAGGACTTGGCAGCAGGAAAGATTTCGCTTGGTATTGACATTGAAGATGAGCAACAAAGCGACGGCAATGTGGTGATGTTTACCAATCCGAACAATAGGATTTTTGGCCGTGATAACCGAAATTGAAAATGCACTGGTTGACCGCTTGACACGCGGCTTGGGACAGCTTGCTAATACCGTAAAAAGCTACGGTGGTGAGCTGGACGACGAAAGCCTTGGAACGGGGCGTTTGCCTATGGTGTTGGTGACGTTCGGTGGCGCACGAATTGAGCCGATGACGGTGCGAGGCAATGCGTTTCGCACCACCGCCAAGTTTGTAGTGATTGTGGCAGTACGCTCATTGCGTAGCAATCAAGCAGCACGACAAGGCGGTGTGGACAAACGAGAAATCGGCGCAAATCAGTTGATTTATGCAGTGCGCCGCTTGCTGGACGCGCAACGTTTAGGCGGATTGGTGAAACCGTTAAAACCGTTGGCGATTCGGACGTTGTTTAACAATGCGCAGTTTCGCACGGAGAAAGTCACGGCGTATGCCATTGAGTACGAGGCTGCGTTTGATGATATCGCCCCGCTGGAAGACGGTTTGTATCCGGAAAAAACACAAGACCCGGCTAACCCTGATTTTGTGTTTACCCATTATGCGGCCGAACTCTCCCCGGCGTCACCAATCCTTGAACATGTGGACGGCAAACTGTATGACCCGAACAACAATGCCGAGGTCAGATTTAGTGTAAAAACAAAGGATAAAACATGATTGTAAAAGCAGCCCCCGGGGTGAAAGTCCCTTTAGAAAATCAGCCGTATGCCTACATCGAGCAGGAACCGGTTGAAGTGGAAAATACGGTCTATTATCAGCGCAGAATCGCTGATGGCGACTTAATCGAAGTGCAACCAACCATCAAGCAGAGAGGTGCAGGCAATGACTAACATTGAATTTGAAAAAATCCCGAACAGCTTACGCAAACCGGGGGTTTATACGGAGTATAACGCCAAAGGCGCGCTAACTACTCTGCCGACTAACGAGCAAGAAGTGCTAATTGTTGCGCCGATGATTGGGGGGACAACCGCATTTACTCAGCCGTTACGCGTGTATTCCGATCTTGATGCCGCAACCGCATTTGGTGCCGGATCATGGGCGCATTTAATGACGCGCATGGCCATTACCAACAACTCCTTGATCCGTTTATCTGTGATGGGTTTGGCGGATAGTTCCTCCGGCGTGTCGGCAAGTGGTCGTTTGGCTTTAACCGGGACGGCAACCAGCCAAGGTGTTATGACAGCAACGATTGCCGGTGTTGACTACAAAGTTGCCGTAGCAAAAGGTGAAAAAGCCAAGGATGTTGCCGCCCGATTAAACGCTGTGATTAACGGTGCGACAGATTGCCCGGCAACGGCATCTGTGAGCGAAAGCACGATTACGCTTACGGCTAAATGCAAAGGTGCCATCGGAAATGAAATTAATTTAACTGCTACAAACACGGCTAAAGACATGACATTGTCCGCAACCGCTTTTGCCAACGGCGCAGAAAATGCGGATTTAGCCCCTGCATTAGCAAGTGTTGCCGGTACGCATTACCACGTCATCATTTCGCCGTTTGCGGATGATAAAAATGCCAAAGCCTTGCGTGAGCATTTAGAATCCGTGTCTGCGCCACTTGAGAAAAAAACTGCTATCGGCGTGCTGGCATGGCGTGGCAGTATGGCGACCGGCACAACGTACACCGAAAAAATCAACAGCGAGCGTGTCACTTGTGGTTGGTACAAAGGCGCGATTGAATCCTGTGCGTTAATTGCGGCAGGTTTTGGTGCGGTGATTGCAGGCGAAGAAGACCCGGCACGTCCGTTAAATACCCTTGAAATTAAAGGTTTAACGGAAGTTGACCCGACACAAACCCCGTTATTGACCGAAGCGAATCAAGCGTTATATCACGGTTTAACCCCGATTACCGTTGTAAATCATCGTGTCCGTATTATGCGTGCGATCACCACTTACACCAAGTCGGCAACCAATACGGATGACCCGAGTTACTTAGATTTAACTACCATCCGAACCTTGGACTATACGCGCAAAGCCATTGAACAGCGCATTGAGTTGCGTTTCCCTCGCGCCAAGTTGTCTAAACGTACACCGGACAAAGTGCGGTCTGAAATCCTAGATGTTTTATTGCGTTTGGAAAACGAAGAAATCTTGGAAAACGTGGCGCAGCATAAAGCGAAACTGTTGGTGCAACGCAACGGTGTTGACCCGAACCGCTTGGATTGTGTCATCCCGACTGATGTGGTGAACGGATTGCATGTTGTTGCTAACCGCATTGATTTAATTTTATAGGAGGCATAGATGGCTCAAGAATTCGCCAGTCTTGGCATTGTCGAAGTGGACGGTCAAGAAATTGAACTTACCAAGCTTGATGTAAAAACCGTAACAGGCCGCAAGCCTGTAAAAACTATTAACCGTAAAGGACGTGTGAAAGGCTTTGCCAAAGGCATTACTGAATATACGTTATCTATAACCGTTGTTGTGCCGTTAAACGCGGCAGAGCCTGATTGGGATAACGTGACAGATGCCAAAATCACGGTAGAAGAAGAAAACGGTAAACGAATCTCATACATCGGCTGTTTTACTACCGAAACCGGCACAAGCTATACCGTAGATAGCGAAGAAGTACGCGATTTGCAAATGGTCGCCTTAGACAAGGTTGAAGAATAATGAAAACCCGTTTGAAACTTGGCGTACTGTATAACGGCACGCTACATCATGACGTGTTAGTCAAGATTTTGACCGTGGGTGGCGAATGCCAAGCGGCGGAAGTTATCAGTGACCTTGGGTTAAGTGACAAAGAGACGTTAAGCACCGCAGAACAAATGCTGGTTGATTTGGCGTATTTGGCGCAACAAGTCGAGTTTGACGGCATTCCGCGCGAGGCAGTGACTCCGGCATACTTGCTCGATAATCTTGCCACTGATGATTACGTGTTGATTAACAACGAAATCAATCAACTGCGAAAAAAGCGCATGGGCGTTTCGGAAGACCAAGAGACGGCAAACGAAGCGTAAAACGGCGCAATGTCAGCGAGGTTTGGCAGGCGTATGAAAACTACCGCTCGGCAACGATTTTACTGGGTAAGTTTGGATTTACCGCGCAAGCCGTCTGGGATATGTGTCACGCCGAAGTTAGCGCATGGATTAACAGCTATTTAGCGAGCCAAGGCGCGAAAACCCAACACAACACCGATGAAACTACGACGTCCTATGTTTTTAAGCGTCGTAAAAATAAGGGGGCGTAATGCCCCTTTTTTATTGCTGTTAAATTACGTTTAAACAAGGTTTAAAAATGGCAAATATGGATCTCTCTTTAACACTCAAAGCGAAAGACTACGCCAGTAGCGTAGTAAAAAGCGTTGAAAACAGTGTTAGCAAATCAACCAAAAATATTGAAAACCAAGCTCAACGTAGCGCTACCACGCAACAAAGAGCGGTGCGCCAAACGGCACAAGTAACAGAACAAAGCTACCGCCAAATCCAACAGGCTGCGCGCAGTCGCGAAACTATTGGCGTGCGTAGTGAACGTAGTATCCAAAACGAAATCAACCGCACCCGAGCAGCATACGACCAATTAAAACGCAGTGGCATTGCTTCTGGTCGCGAATTAGACCGTGCCGCTATGGCGACGAAACGCCGTATTGCGGAGTTAAATGCAGAAATGGGCAAAGTGTCCATGGGGCAAAAGTTTGGAAATGTGATGCGCGTAGGTGGGGCGATGGTCGCTGGGGCAATTGGTGTGAAAAATACGATTGCGCCGGCACTGAATGACAAAAAACAATGGGACAGCAATGTCGCCGAGGTCGCGCTAACTGCGTTTAACGATAAATCTGCTGAATATATTCAAACTGAGGGCTTTGCAAGAATTAATAAAGCCGTGCTGGATACGGTAGAAAAACATGGTACGGCTGACCAAGCATTGCAAGGTTTGGATGGGATGTTAAAAGGCGGCATGAGTTTTGACGAAGCCGTAGCGAATCTGGATGTCGCACAAAAAATGCAAATTGCCGGTAATGCTAGCGGTCAAGATGTTGGATCATTAGTGAAAACGTTAAGCGATTACGGTTTCAAGGGTGATGATTTAAGTAAAGCGCTTGAGATGACATTACAGTCAGGGTACGAGGGAAAATTTGAAATTTCTGACATGATTAGCAAATTGCCGTCTATTTTATCCACGGCAAAAAACAATTCCTATTCCGGGATTGAGGATTTTAAATTTATTCTTGCTTGGTTGCAAAGTGCAGCAAATAAAGCCGGCTCTAATGACGAAGCTGCAACTAATGTTACCAATGCATTAAATAAACAAACAGCCGCAGATACCGTAACACGACTTAAAAAGTTAGATCACCCAGCCTTAAAAGGCAAAGGCATTGATGTTGAGCAATCCATGCTGGAGGGAGCCAAACGAGGTGACAATCCGACCAAAGTGCTGATTAAAATTGTAGATGAAATGCTGAAAAGCGACAAAGAATACCAAGCATTACGCAAAAAATTAGCGCAAACCACCAAAGATACGGAAAAACAAGAAATCCAACGTCAGCTTGATTTAAAACGCGGCTTTTTAATTGCCCAAGTTATGCCGGATACTCAAGCAAAAGCAGGTTTGATTGCCGCCGCCGACAAAGAACAGGTAGAACCTCATATTGAAAAATTAGATCAGAATAAATTAGGTCAAGGCATTGATAAAGCTGTGGAAATTAAAAATTCTACAGCTGCTGCAGTGGAAGCACGGGCTGAATCGCTTAAGTTCATGCATGCTCAATCCCTACTAGGCAATGTTAATGAAGCTGGTAAAGCCTATGATCAGTGGTTTATTGACAATATGAAAGACCATCCTGAATTAGCTGGTGCAGCACAGGTGGCAAGTGTTGCCGGAACTGCCGCAATGTACGGTTTAGGTGGTTATATGGTTAGTGGGTTGGGCGGTTTAGGTTCAGGGGTAACGACTACTACGGGAGCAGGTCTGGCTACTGGTGCAAGTAAGGCAGCTAAAATCTTAAGAATTGGTGGTGGCGCCACGTTGGGGTTAGGGGTTGGAGCACTTGTCATGGCAAGTGATAACTATGTGTATGCAAAAGCCGTTGAAGAAGCGCAACAGGAAAAATTTAATGCAGAAACCAAAGATTCTCAACAGGCCTTTTATTCAGCAGCTTATCCAAGCAAATCGGTGTTTCAGTATGCCCCACCTGTCCCAGCGCCTGAAAAGTCAGTTTGGTCTTTAGCAAGTGGCGGCTATGCACTTGGTGATGCCGCTAAACGAAAAGAAATCGCCGATGAACGTTTAAAGCGAGGCACATTAACACAAGATGAATATAACCGTCGTGTGCAAGTGCCCGACTATAAAGCCGAATTTCAGCAGCTTGGGAATACGATTACCGAAGGTATGAAGCAAGCGGTGGAAAGTCAGAACTTTACTATTCAGAATCAAATTCGCGTGGACTTAGACAGTCGGACGATTGCCGAAAGCACGTCCGAAAACCAATATCGCGAACTTAAACGGGGGTAAAAATGAAAGGTTGGACAATGCCAATCCAGCAGGCATCTTATCGCGGTGTGCGATTTGATGTGGTGAGTGTGGATGATAATTTAGAACGCGCCACCATTACGCACGCATATCCGTTTGTGAATGGCGGCGACATTGAAGATTTAGGTTTAAATCCGCTTACCATCCAACTGCAAGCCGTGTTTTATGGTGAGGGGTATTACACCGATTTTAAGAGATTTTTATCAGCCCTGGAAAAACAAGGTGCGGCGGTGTTGGTGCATCCGATTCGCGGGCGGTTGCAAAATATGCTTTGCACCTCGGCTTATTTTCATCACGAAGCAGATTTTGTGGACTATGTCACAGTCAGTCTTAGCTTCCAAGAAGCCACACCAGCAAAACCGATCTTCTTGTTTAACTTTTCTGTGCTTGGCTTGATTGATGAGTTATTAACCGAGCTCGAAGATTTGGTGGATGATGCATTAGAGCTATATGGCACCTTTATGGAAGGAATTTCTTTTGCCGCTAATGTCAAATCACGTTTATTAGGCTCATTCGGCGCGCTTTACGGCTGTTTTGAACAAGTGCGTGATTTGTTTGATATGGATAAGAAAAAGCACGTTATTTCCGCCAATACACCATCATCAAAAGACGCATTCAGACAACAAGGTGGCAATGCCGTGCGTGAGATGGCGGGCATGATTCGCGACGGCTTAACGGCTATTGCTAACCGTGATGACTTAACCGTGCGTGCGAAATTTGATGAAGTTACTCGCACCGTGAAAGACCTGTTAGAAATTGCACCGAATTTAAGCAATGGCAAAAACAGCAAGTCTAACAAATTGAAATCATTAACCTCATCTTTGACTGCGCAAGATACGAAAGAGATGTTTTGTGCTATCCAGTTGCTGACCACGGCTAATGTTCTGAAAATCGCTACCCAGTTTATTGAAGATGATTCGTTAATCCCATCTGAAATTGATTACATTGTGACGGAATCGCGCTTGCAAGCATTGGCGGCGTTGAATACCGTGCGGGCGTTAGTGCAAGCGGAGCAAAACGCCATGACATTACATTACGTTAAAGATGATTTTGGTTTGATGTCATTAAGTGCGAAAAAACAAACAGGCGCAAGACAACTGCAAACACCGAACACGGGGCTTTATACACAGGCTTACAACACAGCAGAAAAACTGCGTCAACAAAGCCACAAATTGACTCAGTTAGCCTTGGCGGCAATTAACCGCAAACCGCCTTTAATTATTCGTAGAGTCGAATTTGATAGCACGATTCAGCAAGTGGCGCACGCGTTTTATGGCGACTACACACGTGCAAGCGAGTTATTGCGTTTAAATCCACACATTCGTTACCCAAACTTTATTTCCCGTGGCGAGGTACTCAATGGCTATGCAAAATAACGGCTACCCGTTTAACAATGAGATTGTGGTTGAGATTGATGGTAAACAGCACAAAAACTGGAAAAGCTACGACATCGACAGCGATTTTTTAATTCCTGCTGACGCATTTAGTTTTAATGTTGGCGTACCATCAGATAAAACCGTGCTGGAGGATTATTCCGGTAAAACGGCAAAAGTGCTGATTAACGGTGAATTGGTACTGACAGGCATTGTTGACACGACACAACATTCCATTTCAAAAATGGACCGCACTTTTAGCTTAAATGGGCGCGACAAAGCGTCTATTTTAGTGGATTGCTCAGCGCCGATTACCAATGTTAAAGGTTTGATGGTGTTAGATGCGATTAAAAAAATCGTGGAGCCGTTGGGCATTAAAAAAGTGGAACTTAGGGCGGAATCTAACCCAACCTTAGACAAGGTGGACATCGACATTGGCGAAACCGCGTGGAATGCACTAATTCACTGCGCCAATTCGGCGGGGTTGCATGCGTGGTTTGACCCTGCCGGTACGCTGATTGTCGGCGGTGCGGATTACTCTACGCCTCCGGTGGCGACATTGTGTTGCATGAAAGACGGCAAGCGCAACAATTTCACGCAGGCAAGCCTGACCACCGATGTATCCCAAAGCTTTTCAGAGATCACTTTTTTGGCGCAACGGCACGGGCGCAGCGGTGACGACAACAAGAACGATCTGAAATGGGTGTTTAAAGATGACGCCATTGAGACTTATAAGCCAAAGACCGTGATTGTGCCGGATGTAGAAAACTTGGAAGCCCTGAAGAAATGGGCGAAAAAGTACATTACGGACAGCATTTTAAACAGTTTTACTTTGACGATTACCGTGCCTGATCACAAAACCCAAGATGGCGTTTTGTGGACGCCTGGGCAAAGGGTGCATGTTATCTGCGAAGAGTACGATATTGATGCTATTTTCTTTTTGATGGGGCGCCGTTTTATGTTGAGTCGTACAGGGGGTACAACCACCGAATTACGTTTAAAAGAAGATGGCATTTGGACACCCGATGCATATGCTAAAAAATCCGAGAAAGCGCGCAAACGTAAGGGGAAAAAAGCTAAACGTCCAAGTGCATCCATTTATGAGGGGACTTAGGAATGCAAAGATTAGGAAAAGCCATAAGAGAACACACAGAAACCGCCTTGGGCGCTGTTCGCCAAGCCTTTCGCGGGACGTTGAATTTAGTCAAAACTGCGGACAATATTCAAAAGGTGCAGGTGTCGGGGTTAGCAGATGAAACTCTACAAGACGTTGAGTTAATGCAACAATTCGGCCTCACATCCGTGCCGCCCGCGGGAACGCAAGTGGTGGTATTGCCGATGGGCGGGGAGACAACCCACTCCATCGTGATTGCCACGGAAAACGGTTCTTTTAGGGTTAAAAATTTAAAATCGGGCGAGACCGCTGTTTATGACGAAAGCGGAAGCACAATTATTTTAAAACAAGGTCGATTAATCGAAATTGATTGTGATATATTAAAAATAACCGCCACCACTAAAGTTGAGATCAGTAGCCCGATTGTTGAGACAGACCATGTATTTACTGCCCAAGGTCAAATCAACGGCAACGGTGGCATGGCTGTTCAGGGCGGTTATGGTGCATCATTTACGGGCAACGTAACACAAACAAAAGGTAGCTTTACTACTGATGGTGATGTGACTGCTAACGGCAAATCCCTTATTAATCACACCCACCGCGGTGATAGTGGTGGTGTGACCGGAAAACCTCAATAATCAAACGAAAGGCGGTGTGGAACTCTCTCCCCGCCTTTTTCTTTCCCCTTTCTTTTACTCTGTCAGCATGGACAGAGAAATCAGCCCGCTTACCGGGGACTATACAAATTCGCATATCAGTACACTGCAAAATGCTGTGTATATCAGATTAACTACGCCATTAGGCTCGTGGTGGGCAAATGGGCGTGTAGGTTCTCTGCTCCATACTATTCAACGGGAAAAAGACTTAAGCCGTGTTGGCATGTTGGCGCAACAATATGCCGAAGAGGCGTTACAGCCGTTAATTGATGACGGTCGCGCAAGTGAAATCATTGTAACGCATGAACAACCGCACAACGGCAAAGTGCTTCTTTCAATATCTGTGACCGACAGCCGGGGCGAACAATTTACTTTTAAACACCCCGTAAACGTCATTTAAAAGGTGTTTAAATCGTGTTTATTGTGCCCACACTTGAAGAAATCCGCGAAAGTCTGTTACGGGATTATCAAACGTATTACCCCAATGCCGACACGTCCGAAGACAGTGACGCTTATGCGCGTGCCAGTAGTTTAGCAGCGTGCGCGGAAGGGATTTATGCACATCAAAAATGGCTAATTAAACAGTTTTTCCCCGACACTGCTGACACTGAATTTTTAGAAAAATACGCAGGATTGCGCGGTTTGCGCCGTCGCAACGCCACTTATGCAGCAGGCAAAGGTGCCACTATTAGTGGCAATCCTGATGCTGTAATTGCCATAGGACTACAAATCAAAACCGAAGATGGGCGTTTTTATGAGACAACCGAAAGTGCGGTGATTTCCTCCGGTGGCACTGCGGTTGTTGCGGTGCGCTCCCTTGCTACTGGCGCGGTACAAAACATTAAAATTGCTACAAAAGGATCGTTTATGGCGGCGCCAGTTGGCGTGAGCACGGATGTTGTATTAAATGATGTGGTTGGGGCGACCAATGCCGAAAGCGATAGCTCATTGTTGGAGCGTTTGCTTAATAAAATCCGCCGACCCGCAGCAGGTGGCAATAAATACGATTACAAAGACTGGGCGTTAGAGGTGGATGGCGTTGAACAAGCGTATGTTTACCCGCTACGCCGAGGGCTTGGCACAGTAGATATTGCGATTACGGCCGATAATGGCGTGCCAAGTGATGACACGGTGCGTCGAGCGCAAGCTTATATTGATGACGAACGCCCAGTAACAGCAAAAGAAAGCAAAGTCGTTAAACCTGATGTGACAAAAGTCAATTTTAATATCCAGGTTAAAATTAGCGGTGTGGCATTAAATGACATCAAAACGGCTATTCGCAATGCTCTGACTGATTATTTTAACGGTTTGATTCCTGGCGATGACTTGATTGTGTCGCAATGCGAAGCGGTGGTGAGTGATTTAATCGGCGTGGTTGACCGCCGTTTTGTTGCCCCGAATACCAACCGCAAAGCGGATGTTATCAACAAAATCGAATGGTTCCGCCTTGGTGATGTGAATGTAACGGAGATGGCCTAATGCAACATGCTAACGTGCTAAAACAGCTTTATCCGCCGGTAAGTTACAACATCAACGGAGAACATTTTATCGCACAATGCGAAGTGGACGGCAATGCGTTTGACCGTTTACAACAAAGTGCGGTGGAAATTTTAAGCGTTATCGAACCAGCCACATCAAACCAAATGTTAGCCGATTGGGAACGCATTTGTGGGATTAAAACGGATTTAAGCAAGTCTTATCAAGAGCGCGTTAAACGCGTCATTGTGCAGTTAAATGCTGTTGGAGGGTTGTCCATTCCATACTTCGCACGCATTGCCGAAAGTATCGGTTATCAGATCCAAATTAAAGAGTTTTCGCCTTTACAAAATGACCTGCCTAATCCCGGTGACTTGGTGCAATTTCGCAATGAGCCGCGTGATAGCTTGATTTATATGTGGCGGGTGACGGTGTTAAACGGTGACGACAATATTGTGTATTTCCGTGCGGGTAGTTCGTTTGCCGGCGATCACTTGGTTGAGTTTGGTGATCCGATTATTGAGGAGTTTTTTAGAGACTTAAAGCCAGCACACACCTACTGCTATTTTGCGTATCAATAGAGAGATAAACGATAAATGAAAACTTTATTACCTGAAATTAATTCCGCCGACAAGCGCTTTCACGCGGGGAATCCAGCAACTGGCGAGCAAGGCACACGTGTGACAGACACGTGGCTGAACGACGTGCAAGACCGTGTGCGCGACGTGCAAGCCGAAGCGCATTATGTGTTGGGAAAAGCGGGTTTTAAACCTGTAGAAAATAAGCAAACTCAGCTTTATGAGGCTATTGTTAAGATTATTGATGATAACCGTAAATCCGCCAGCACAACGCAAAAAGGCGAAGTGTGGTTGACGAGTGATACGGGGTTGGACAGCGAAGAACTAGGATTAACAGCTAAAGCTGGTAAAGCACTAGCACAAGGCATCGCCATCTTACGCCTTGCGCTGAATAACTACATCCCAAACAGTAAAAAATCCAATGCTGTGGATAGTAATAGTGCTGACACAGTAGCAACGAGTCTTGCAGTTAAAACT